CCAGAGAAGACATTCAAAGCACCTACACTAGCATCAAGGACCGTAGTACTAGAATCAACAGAACCAGAGAAGACATTCAAAGCACCTACACTAGCATCAAGGACCGTAGTACTAGAATCAACAGAACCAGAGAATACATTAAGAGCAATTACACTAGCCTCTAGAGAGGCTCCTCCCCCCGCTATCCAAGTGGTCCCTGAATTATCCTTAACAGTGTCCCAAGCAGATAAACTATAATTATAACCAGAGATCCAAAAAGCTGACCCATCAGTTGTACTACTTACACTATTTTTAGTTGATTCCCACCCACCACTAAGATTGGAATCAATAGCCCCAGCCGTTCCCCAGCCGCTTGAAGCCTGATAAACAGTACCCGATACTCCCTCAAGCCCACTAACAGTATTTCTAATATTTGTAGTTAAAACGCTACTAGCAATTACATCTACCCCAAGCATCGCTGATAGACCAGTACCTTGACCAGCAGCATCAACATCGGCCCAAACAAATCCACTAGAGACTTCCACTTAAAAAGCCTCCAGGCTAGACTCCCGCATCGTATGATTGTTCAAGTCTTAATGAATTTAGTGGGAACAGGTTTCCGTAGGTAATAGCTAGATTAATTTCTTCCGTAAAATTTGCAGATATAATCAACCTAACTCCCGTAGCAACTTGCCCATTACTACCATGCCATTCCCCTGTTCCCTCTGTTAAATAAGCAACAGGAAGAGCAAACCCACAAACGCCACTTGTGGCAGGAGTCGCACTAAGAGCAGAAAGTTCATTAGTTATTGCATCCCCAACATGAGAAACCCCACTAAGTTCTACTAAGACCCCACCATTCAATCCAGATATTTTGGAAGTACTTTTTATTGAAATATAGTTACATTTTATAAGATTTCCACCAGAATCAACAAAAGGAACATCCATAGTTTCTGTTTCATCTATTGTTCCTAGACCAGAGAGACCTAAACAAAAAGTTCTTTGTCCTGTTACAAGATCGTAAGCCATTATTTGCCCTCCTCTTCGTCATCATCAGCAAGTTCAGCAGCCATATTGGCTACCATATCTTCAAGATCCCCTATATCGCTAACGAGATCTTTTTGGGTTCCAACGGAGCGTACCCCTTCTTCCTCTTCGGAATCCTCTTCAGCAGGAGCTTCAGGAGGACCACCCACAGCCTCTTGCTCCTCTTCAGGAGGAACAGCAGCAGGATCCTCTCCAGGAGGAAGATCAGCGGGAGCTTCTTCAGCAGGAGGAGCCTCAGGGGTTTCCTGAGATTCTTTGTCTGCTAATGCTTTATCATCTAAGGTCTCATCACTGGGATATTCCTGGTCTTTAACTGTAGCTTCAAGATTTTTCACTAAATCTTTAATATCAGTAAGTTCTTTATTAACTCGTTTGAAGTCTACTTTTGTAGTAGAATTTGCGGAAGCTTCCTCTAAAACCTCATCGTACCCAGCCCGAACAAACATCTCTAAGAGGTATGAACAAACATCTCTAAGAGGTATTCGTTAACATCAATACATTCAACACCAGACTTTGTTTTCAAGCCCTGTGCCATTTCAGAAAGAACTTCTTTAAGCACTGAACCCTTAGGAGATAGTCGGGAAAGTGCTTCAAAAATTACTACCTGAGTATTAGCCAAGCTCTTGAAGGATGCAGGGTTTTGTAGGTTCTGGATATTAACTCCATATTTCTCGTTAATATTTTGAATAAACTCTTTCTTAACATCTTTCTTATATTCAAAGATGCGCGAGGCAAATCCTTGAATATCCTTGTCAGAAACACCAATACCATCTGCATGGGAAAGACAATTAGAAAAAGTATTAAATAAGCTTTTCTTAGAAGCTAGAGCAAGATAAGGAATATCTTTAAGAGCCTCTGACAAGGCTCCAACAACGGACTCATCATTTTCAAAAATCATCCCAGCCAGTTTTTGAATAGAAGCATTATCAGCCCAGATCATATCAAAGCTTTTCTTAGATTCAATAAGCTCTCGTTTTACCAACTCTTGGCGACAAACCATCTCGTAAATAGAAGGAGTAACCCCGTCTTTCAGAGTATAGGTTTTATTCTCTTCAAGCTCTTCTAAAGTTATTTTTGGAAAATTAAATGCTTGAGAAACTGCATTAGAAAGGTTTATAGCGTTTCTAACTTCAGGAACCAAGGTGATTTTCTCAAAGTTTTCTTTTAAGAACTCTTGAAGTTGGGGAGAGACCTCAACGAGTTTTTGAAACTCGGAAGACTCAATAATCTTTTCAACATCTGCTAATCTACTAGATTGCTCATAGAGTTTAGCTTGGACTGTTGATAACTTAAGACGGTTTTCCCAAAGAGATAATACATCGGAGAAGGAATCATCAGCGGAGGAATATTCCCCATAATGAATGCTTTCGATAAAAGTGTGAATTTTCTCATTAACAAAAGTGTCTAGCTGTTCACCATCTTCAAATACTGAAGAATCCTGAACCTTGATAGAATCAAGCTTTACATCTTGGTCAATGGAATACTCTCCACTAATAACTTTACCACTCTCTGTTAGATATGATACTTGTGAATTATTGCTATCAATAGCAAACAAGCTTACATTCTCTCGCAGAGATCTGGCTACGCAATCACCTAACTTAACAAGGTGAGTAATAGTTTTATCTCTTTCTTCAAATAGTTTCGCAAACATTTTTAATCTCCATTTTTACGGACTCTAAACTTATATATGTTAGTTTCTAGCCTTAATCTACGCTTTTTGTTGTTGTGAATCTCTCAAAGTTTCCAAATCAGAAACTTTATTTTCATTTGCTGTGGGGGGTACATTTTCAGCAGGTTCTTGCCCCCCAGCCTCTCCAGGAGCAGGACCAGCACCACCACCAGCACCACCACCAGCTTCAGCCGCTATTTCTGCCTGTTCCTGCTGCAACTCCAGAGCCTTCTTCTGATCTTCTTCAAGTTCAGACTCCATTCTTCGAATTTCTTCATCTGTCATGTCGTAGAACTCTCTATAAATAGATTCTTTAGAGAAAAGAGTTAATCCTATAACGGCTTGAATAACTCTGGTTTTTTGCTCATCAATATCCAGCTTCCTCTTAGCAGACATATCAGAGGGCTCAGGAAGAACAATTCTTAGCTTTTTGATTAAAGCAGCAGGATAACCCCGTAATTGTAAGTGGCGTTTGGCTAAACTCTCTAAACCAGCCTCAATGTCAACCTGAACTCTTTGGATAGTTCTGGCAAACTTAACATCAAGCTGGGAAAGGTTAGCTTTTCGTTCTGGGGATTTGTCCTTCTCCACAAGGTAGTCCTTAGGAACCTTCAACGCTGCGAGAAGCTTATCTCGGTAATACCTAACATCTTCAATCTCCCCTAGGTTAGTTGCCCCAGGAAGTGTGTCAATTTTAGTTCCCCTTCCATTCTTCGTTGGAACAAAGAAATCCTCATCCATAGACATTGGGTTAAATCGTGCATCAATAGTCCCTTTAGGAGTATTATAATACTTTTCTTTCTTAAACTTCTGCTTTAGCCTCTCAATAAACATCTCAGCCTTACTAGTAGGAAGGTTGCCTGTATCAACATAGAAAATGCGTCTTTCAGGAGCCCGTGAAAGTCTATAAATCATCATCGCATCTTCCATCATCTTAAGAGAGCGGAACACGCGATGACATAGGGCAGCAATAGATTTGCCGTAGGGATAAAAGATTGGGTCTGAAGTGTGTAATCTGAAGTGGACAATTTGATGCTTATCCAGTTCAATGTACTTAAGAGGGTTAGCCGCTTCGGATTGTCCCACTTCGGCGTATTGGAGAGACTCTAGATTAGGAATCTCTTGTAGGAATTTTTTAAGATACCCGTATTCATTTTCGACCCTGAGAATCCAGTTAGGGTTGAGGATTTTAAGTTTTTTGATACCTTCCTCGGGCTTATTTACATCCAGCACTAGTTCAGTAAAACAATCTCCGTATTTAACTGTGTTTCTAATAATATCCCAAAGAAATCTATGTAAATTAATTCTTTCAAAAAGTGT